CTGTCAGTCGTTGAAGCCGTGTTCAAGGGTGGCACTTACGCACGCGACATCACGACACCGTAATCCGTAAACTGATCCAATCCCGACTAGGAGAACCATGAAATTAACACTTAGCGTCCGACTTACCGATGGTGAGACTTACCGAGTAATCACGAACCTGTTTGTGATCATTTCGTGGGAACGTAAATTTAAACGACGAGCATCAGATCTGAGCAATGGGATCGGGATGGAAGACCTAGCGTTCATGGCTTACGAAGCCAGCAAACAACAAGGTCACCCGGTCCCAGTCTCATTTGATGAGTTCGTCAAAAAGTTAGAAGATCTAGAAGTTGTGGAGACTGAATCCGCAGTCCCTACGCAGGAGGCCACCGACGTCAGCTAGCAGCTCTGCTAGTTGAGACAGGATTCTGGCCTCCACAAATAACATTCGAGACAGACGATCTAGCAACTTGTGTGCAGATCATCAACGAGCAGAGAAAGAAAACCTAATGGCTGCAGATGTGAGACTTGATACTTACGGTCTGCAAGACGCATTAAAGAAGATGCAGAAGATCAATCCTGCTATACGTCGCACTCTGCTTAAGGATACGAAGGTCGCGGCTCAGCCTTTGGTGGATCTGATTAACAGTCGAATCCCAACGACACCACCGTTAAGCGGTATGAATCACAACGGTCGCACCGGGTGGAAGAACGCCAAGAAAGTGCAGATCTCGTTGAACACTCGCAAGCCTCGTAAGGGTTCGGCGACTGCTGGCGCTGAACAGATCGCAGTGGTTCGTGTGGTCACTAAGGGTGCTCCTGTAGCGATTACGGACATGGCTGGTCGTGCTGGTGGCACTAAGTCGCGCCGAGAGTCAAAGTATCGCCGACCTAATTTTGCGTCAGCTCTTCAGGGTGAACCGTCTCGCTATATGTGGAAAGACATAGATCAGATGGTCGCCGAAACTGAACGGGCCTTGAAGCCGATCATTGACCAGTTCATGGTTGATGCACAAAGAGAGTTCAACTGATGGCTATCAACCTCCCAATTATTTCTGAGTGGAATCCCAAGGGCATAGACAAAGCAATTGCCGACTTTAAGAAACTTGAGACCAACGGCGAGAAAGCAGCGTTTGCCATTAAGAAAGCTGCAGTCCCTGCAGGGCTCGCTATCGCAGCTCTTGGCGCTGTCGCTGTTGACGCCGTAAAGGCGTTCATGGAAGATGACAAAGCCGCCCAACTACTTGCCACCAGCCTAAGAAACACCACAGGGGCAACTGACGCACAAATCAAGTCAGTCGAAGCGTTCATAACTAAGACGTCTATTGCCGCCGCTGTTGCTGATGATGAACTACGGCCAGCCTTTGACAAATTAGTTAGAGGTACTGGTGACGTCACCAAAGCGCAAGACTTAATGAACTTGGCACTAGATATTTCAGCCGGTACAGGCAAAGACTTAGGCGCCGTATCTGACGCCCTGTCAAAAGCATTTAACGGGCAACTGGGGCCACTCAAAAAGTTAGACCCAGCCCTAGCGAGTCTGATTGAAAACGGCGCTAGCACCGATGAGGTTTTTGCCGCATTGGGTAAGACATTTAAGGGTGCCGCTTCGACTTCAGCAAATACGGCTTCAGGCAAAATGAAATCGTTCACCATTCAAATGGGCGAATTCAAAGAGTCAATCGGCGCCGCCGTATTTCCAATAGTCGACAAGCTTTTGCCAGCGTTCAAATCTGTTGCCGACTTCGTAACCAACAACACCACGTTAGTAGTAACTCTGGGCGCTGTTATCGGCGGTTTGGCTGTTGCCATTATTGGTGTCAATGCGGCAACAACAGCTTGGGCCGCAACAACCAAAGCAGCTGCCGCAATCCAAGCAGCGTTTAATGCTGTCATGGCGCTAAACCCAATCTTTTTAATGGCAGTTGCTATTGCCGCAATCATCGCAATTTTTATTGTATTGCAAGCAAAGTTTGACATATTTGGTAAAGCAGTAGACGGAATCAAAACAGGCTTCATGGCTTGGTGGGGCGTCGTCCAGTTCGTGTTCGGTGCAGTCAAAACAGGGTTTGCTGAACTAGCCAATCTTGGCAAAGCGATCTTTGACGGTATTGGCGGAGCGTTCAAGGGTGTTATTAACGCAGTCATTTCGGCAATGGAAAAGGGCTTAAACTTTGCGATCAAAGGCTTAAACATTATTCTTGACGGCATTGACAAAGCCGCCGGGCCGTGGGTTAACTTCGGAACGATCCCAGATGTAAAACTGCCTCGACTAGCTGAGGGAGGAATTACGACAGGGCCCACTATCGCAATGATCGGCGAAAAAGGTCCAGAAGCCATCATCCCTCTTGACAAACTCGGAAGCATGGGCGGAGCAAACATCACGGTCAATGTCAACGGTGGCGACCCCAACGCTGTTGTCGCAGCTCTACGAACCTATATGTTTCGTAACGGCCCGTTACCAATCACGGTGGCGTAATGGCTTCAATCACATGGACAGCATTCAAAGTCGTTGGCGCAACTTTCACCCAATTAAACGATTTGCAGTCAATAAATTTCACTGTTAATCGTGCCAACGTGCAAGACCCGTTTCGAGCAAGTTACTTTGAATTGTCAGGTCGTAACCCGTCAACATTGCCAACGCTGGCAGTCGGCGATTCAATCATGGTCAAAGCCACTTATGCTGGAACCGATTATTATCAGTCATCTAACAAAGTTGCTGACCTACAAATTGACTACGGTTTCACTAGCAACCTTGACCGCTGGTCGTTAACCCTTGAAAACAGTTTGGCTAACGCTGGCAGAACTGTCACAACTGTTTCGTGGCCTGCTGGGTATACGACGTGGCAGGCCGCCGACGCTTTGTGTACTGCCGCCAGTATTACTCTTAATTCAACTGGTTTAGCAACTAGGGCTTCTAGTTTCGTGTCTGCACAAACTTTAACTAACGCAAATGTGTTGCAAACTTTGCAGACACTTATTCAAACTGAACAGGGCATAATTTACGGTCAAGAGTCCACGAACATTCAATGGTTAGGTCGAGCCGAACTTGACGAAGCGATACCCATAGCCGAATTCAATGATGGCACTTTGACAGCTACGCCATTTGTAACGCAACTCAAATTTGACAATATCCAATTTGCTGGTATTGCCGACAACTTTGCCACAAAAGTTGTCGTCGAGCCTGACGGTTTAGCTTCCCAAAGCAGCGGTACCGGTACACGCATTTTTACTTTAAGCACTTATGACCAGACGACAAGTCAAGCCGCCGATCTGGCTGGTTTTGTGAAGTCAACGCTAGACCAGTCTGATGATGTTCCTTACACGGTTGGCGCTACTTTAAGTGAGCAAGACAATTTCACGTTGTTAGCTCTTGTTTTGGGCAGCGACATTGGCGGGTTTGTCAATGTGGTTTTGCGTGGTGTCCGCTATCAGGCTGTCGTTAACGGTGCAACTGTTTCGGCTGACCCGTCTGACACACGAGTGTTGTTAAATTTGATTTCGGCTTCGGTGTACAACTTTTTCCGTCTTGATAGTGCTGTCTATGGCATTCTTGACACAAGTAAACTAGGTTTCTAAGGAGAAACATGGCTATCAACCCAAACACAGACTTTACGTCGGGTGCAGTCCTGACAGCTGCACAGCAAAACCGTTTCCCTCGTGGCGTGATGGCCCGTGCAACATCACAAACCAGTTACACGCTGACAACATCAGGCACGACAGTTATAGCAACAGGTATGACCGTCACTTTTACGGCTGTCGCAAACCGTTATTACAAAATTACTTATTACGAACCGCAAGGACAGACCCCAAATATCTTGGGCAATGCTCAAACATTTTTAAAGCAAACAAGCGTTACTGGAACCGTTTTAGGAAACAATGTTCTAACTAACGAAACAGCAGTTACCGATCAAGACGAAATGATTATTATTAAAACCGCAACTTTTTCGGCTGGATCAGTCACTTTGGTTGGCACGGCTTCGTGCAGCAGCACATCAGGCACACCATTATTGGTTCGTGACTCAACCCGTGAAGCCCTACTACTTGTTGAAGACATTGGGCCCGCCTGATGAAAACGCTCGCCGTGATCGCCGCCCTTGCCATTGCACTCATGCTGGTCATCACCAGCTGTAGCGACCGCACTCGAAACAACTGCGAAACCCAACCCACAGCCCAAAGGTGCAACCAATGAAAAAGTACACAAACTCAGAAATTAAAGCCCGACTAATACTCATCGTGGGTATTGCTTTAGCCGTAGCGTTTCTAGGTTCGACTGCAGCTTTGTTGTACGGCCTGCTGTTTGTGATTCAACCTTTAGAAGTCAGCCCCAATGACGAATCAGCCTGGGCGTTACTATCACCAATGATGTTGTTTTTAACCGGTGCCTTATCTGGAATCTTGGCAAGTAACGGCCTTAAAGACAAGGGAGACAAACAAGATGACTGACTACCCAGTACTACCCCTGATCATGCCTTCAGACTTAGAAGGTCAAAAGAACGGCGAAATCAAACCAGCCCTATTACGCGACATCAAAGCCCCAAACGGCAAACTGCACAGCCTCGCGGCTACAGCATGGAACGCGTTACAACTCGCCGCATACTTCGACGGAATAGAACTCAAGCACGTCGGCGCATACCGCCCACTAACCCAACAAACCGCCCTGTTCAATGAACGGTACGAAGCCAAACCCAACTTTCGTAAACCTCAAGTGACCCGCAAATACAACGGTCAAGTTTGGTTCCTAAAACAAGGTTTCGCCCCAGCAGGCACACCCGGTACAAGCAACCACGGTTGGGGACTCGCGATAGATGTCGCGTCAGCTTCAGGCAAACGACTTGAATGGTTACTAGGCAACGGATTCTCCACCAGCAACGCGCTCAAATTTGGGTTCTCATGGGAAGTCAAAAACGGCGCTAACGCTGAAGCATGGCATATCCGCTACGTCTGCGGAGACAGCCTGCCACAAGCCGTTTTAGATGCCATTGAGGCGTTCCCTACACTCGACGCGCGGTGACTTGACATTTGGTCTGGGAGTCGGTCTAATGACTGGCAACCAAGTGCGTCCCGTGATAGCGGGACCCCGACCGCAGGAGGAAGCAATGCAAC